GCAGCTTAATGATCTGGTGACAAAAGTTGCCAATACGATGAAAATGATGCAAGCCGAAACAATCCTGATTGAAAACAAAGCCGCAGGCATTCCCGTAGCGCAAGAGTTGCGCCGCCTGTATTCCAATAAAGGCTATCAGGTTATTCTAGATGATCCCAAGTCGCTTGACAAAATCGCCCGATTGTATTCAATCCAGCACTTGTTTGAAGATGGCCTCATTTACGCGCCGGATAAAACGTGGGTTGATCAGGTCATAACTCAGTGCATGATGTTTCCGAAAGGCAAACATGACGATCTCGTAGACACTGTCAGCTCTGCATTGCGATTCTTGAGAAAAGCGGGTATGATGGAACGTGCGGAAGAAGTGCAGCAAAGCTACGAAGATTTAATGCGTCGGCCAACCACACAACCCGCGCCATTGTATTCGGTTTAAGGATTAAACTATGCCACTCGTTCCGTCTCACATTCGTCTCATGCCGCAATCAGAGGAATCACCTTCATTCGACAGTGAAGACGTGGCAATTGAAAACGAAGATGAATCCGACGGCAAGACATACGATGACAAGGGCAATGTTATAACCATCGAATTTCCCGACGGATCAATCTCATTGTCACTGGATGGATCCCCACTGGAAAGCGCTGGTAAGCCAAACCGTAAAGACTGGTTTGACAATCTGGTCGATGAAGTGGACGAGAGGGAACTGTCCCGAATTTCAGAAGATTTGCTTAAGGGAATAAATGACGACCTTGAAAGCCGTAAAGAATGGATTGACGACAGAGCACTTGGAATCAAGCTACTTGGACTCAAGATTGAAATTCCAGGACTGGGATCAGTTGCAGATGGCGCTCCCGTCGAAGGAATGTCCAAGGTTCGGCACCCTTTGCTTCTCGAAGCTGTGCTCAGGTTCCAAGCGAACGCCCGATCCGAAATGCTACCTACAGATGGGCCAGTAAAGATTCGTGAGGACAATAACAATGCTACCCTCGACTCTGACCAACTCGCCAATGATCTTGAAAACGACATCAACCACTATCTCACTAGCACCGCGAAGGAATACTACCCCGATACGGATAGAATGCTATTCATGTTGGGCTTTGGTGGGACGTCATTCAAAAAAGTATATTTCTGCCCATTACGCAATCGTCCCGTCTCAGAATCCGTCGATGCAGACGACCTCATTGTCAACAATTCAGCCACAGACCTGACAAACGCCCGCCGCGTAACTCACCGAATTTCTATGCGGTCATCGACTGTTAAGCGGATGCAAATTCTTGGCGTTTACCGTGATACGGAATTATCCACACCGAAGATGATTAACTTTGATGCGGCGCAGCGTGAAAAAGCCTCGCAGCAGGGCGTTATTCTTGACGTAATAAATCCAGATGACCGCAACCGCGAAATCTTTGAGTGCTACTGCGAGTTGGATATTCAGGGCTTCGAGCATAGGCGCAAGGGCAAAGAATCCGGCTTGGAAATCCCATACCGCGTAACCATTGACGCAACTAGCCGACAAATCCTGTCCATTGTGCGTAATTACGATGAGGATACAAAAGAACTCCCCGTAGCGCGATCAAACTTCGTCAAATACACGTTTGTCCCTGGCATGGGTTTCTATGACATCGGCTTGCTGCACATCCTTGGTAATACAACCAACGCCATAACTGCCGCTTGGCGAGAAATGCTTGATTCCGGCATGTACGCCAATTTCCCTGGATTCCTTTATGCGGATTCAGGCGCTCGGCAAAACACCAACATCTTCCGCGTCCCCCCTGGCGGTGGCGCATTGATTAAAACAGGCGGACTGCCAATTCAGCAAGCCATTATGCCCCTGCCATACAAAGACGTTGGCCCGGGTCTTATGTCTCTGGTGCAAAACATGGCTGATACGGGTATGCGTCTGGGCGGCACGTCAGAGCAGGCCGTTGGCGAGGGCAAGCAGGACGCTCCTGTTGGTACAACGCTGGCAATGATTGACCAAGCCACTAAGGTCATGAACTCGGTGCATAAACGGATGCACGCGGCTCAGGCTGAAGAGTTTGAATTGCTTGTGCGCTGCTTCAAAGAAAACCCTGAATCATTCTGGCAGCAAAACCGCCGCCCAGCCCGCAAATGGGATCAGGAAACGTTTGTTCGCGCTCTTGGTCAAGTTGATCTGGTGCCACAGGCTGACCCCAACACAGCCAGCCAGACACAGCGCATTATGAAGATTATTGCCCTGAAACAGATACAGGCGCAAAACCCGTCTCTGTATGATCCTATTGCGATTGACACAGCATCGTTGAAAGCTATTGGCTGGAGCAATCCAGAACAGTTTATGATTCCGGCTTCTGCTCAGGGCGCTCCACCGCCTGAATTGCAAAAGCAAATGGCTGAAATGCAGATCAAAAAGCAGGACAGTGACACGAAGGCAAAACTTGCCGATGGGAAGTTGCAGCTTGATCAGGCTAAAGTTAAAATTGATGCAATGAAAATGCAGCAAGGTGGATTGGTTGGCGGGCAATCTGAAAAGTCAGACCATGATAAAGTTATGGATCACCATGCTTCAATTATTGCCGAACAGGAACTTGAGATCAAAAAGCAGTTGGCGGATGCAAAGTTGCTGGACAGTAAAACCAAAGTGGCGCAACTTGGTTCTGCGATGAAAAAAGACGCTATGGACAATATGGTTGATCAGCAGGAAATGCTTGCAAAGCAGCGCATTCAAATGATTGACCTAGCGCAAAACATCGCTGTGCATCCTGAATCCGAACAGGTTGTTAAACATTTGCTTGGCAACGTGGTTCCGGCTATAACTGGTGTTAAGGCTCCGGCAGAACCCGCTTTGAGGCCAATTATTGATGAGAGAGAACCTAATCAATGAGCAACGTCCTGCACACCGCCCGCAATATCAAGCCGATTAAGGTCGCTCTAGCAAGTGGTGGAACTCCAAGTCCAGAGCGCCAAGCATTTAATGCGGCGTTTGCGTTGGCTCGTGCGAAGTATCTGGCGGGGCAGGGTCCGTCCACGTTTCCGTATAAGGGTGCGCTGTATGGCGTTGATGTTGCCAACAAGCCAATGCTGCAAGGCCGTGTAGGTCAGCCCGCAAATGTTCCTTTACCGCCTGAACGACCAGATAATCTTGGTCAATCTACAGAAGATCATGCAGCGCCAATGCCGCAGCCTAACAACTGGGGCGCATCGGGCTTTGGCGGCGATAAGGATGTATCACCCGCGCCGCAATCTCCTATAACAGCGCAACCAGCAACTGGATCAATGGCTGATTACGCTAATGCAATCAAGCAAATTGAAAGCAGTGGCCGCTATCATATTATGGGGCCAGCTACAAAAAGTGGTGATCGTGCTTATGGCGCATATCAGGTTATGGGCGCGAATATTCCGTCTTGGACAAAAGCGGCCACTGGTCAATCATTAACGCCGCAACAATTTCTTGCCAGCCCTGAAGCGCAGGATGCAGTGTTTAATTATCATTTTGGCAATGCGGTTAAAAAATATGGTTCGCCAGAAGATGCGGCGTCTGTTTGGTTCTCTGGTCGTCCAATGGCAGCCGCTGGTAATGCAGCGGATATTACGGGCACTACTGTTCCGCAATATGTGCAGAATTTCCGCAATGCTTTGGGGCGGGTTCAAACAGCCAATTCTTTAAATCCAGACGTAAATGCACCTGCAGCTGTTCATGCTGGCCCACAATTTACAACGGACAATCAAGCGCCACCATCTCCGGCCAATGTTCCTTTGCCGCCTGTTCGTCCTGCATCATTTGATCAATCGCCACCACTAGCTAGTGGATTTCCGCAAGTTAATGCCAATGTTCCTGTGCAGCCAAATGATACGGGCGATAGAATGCCACCACTAGCTAGTGGATTTCCGCAAGTTAATGCCAATGTTCCTGCTGAGGATTATGAAGCCCCGTCATTTGGTGAAGGAATTACGCCCTCATCATATGAGGTAAAGCCAAACGCTACCAATGCCGACATTGATGCTATGCAGAAGGACCTTGAGGCTCGTAAACTGGG